GTCTTTTCAAAATCTACTGTTTCATTGATTTTAGCAATCCACTTAGCAACGCCCATATCACGAAATTTCTTAGGGTCGTGCGTATTTCTCATGATGTAATCGTCTATATAACCTACTTCAACTCCGGAATCTAATAACATTTTGTACATTCGATTATTTGTAGTTTTAAGAATCTTAGCTATAGCTAAAGCTTCAGCATCCCCAGTAATTCCGGGTTTACCACCTACTTTGAGTTCTGCCATTTCCATCATTATGCTTTTATTTTTTGAACCACTAGCAACTACGTCTAAAGCACCTATTCTTTCTAGAG